AGTGGCATCGCTACTGCCCTGGGCTTGTACATTACCGCTCAAGTTTGTAGTGTCGATCTGGAATGTGGTCAAGCGTGCGCCTTCGGTGGTCAGGGTTGAAGTATAAAACACATTGGCCACAGGTGCTTGATTGGGTATGGTCAGATCACTGCTGGCCACAAACGCAGGGAACACTGAATCTACGATGTCTATGTCGCCGCGGGCCCCTGTATAAGCGTCTGTGAGAACGGCTTGATTCAAGATCCCTGAAGTAATTTCGATGCTGTAACTGGCAGGCTGGGCTTGGAAGTTCAAGGTCTCTGCCTGTGTGATCAACACACGGGCACGCCCCAGAGCCGCATTCAGAGTGGTCATCTCTTTTGCATAAAGCAAATTATCGCCGTTCTGGCTGATTATGCGGAAGGTAAAAGTGGCCCCGGTGATGTTCACGGGTTTTTGATCTTGGTTCTGGAACTGGAACAAGATCACATTGTCCACCCCTAGATTCAATTTTAGACTCTTAGCATACACAGGATTCCACCTCGCATTAAAATAACTGCCACTGATGTCTACCAGTAACACCGGCTGGATCTGCTGATATAGGTAAACAGGCGTGGAGTACATTGTTCCTTATTTACCGTCTGAAATGCGTTCGGTAAATATGACCGTATGGTAGACAACATTTTTTCAAGATTGGCAGAAAAATATCCCTTTATTACTCTGTGTATCCATGCCGGTACGGAATATGTTGGTATCATACAGAATCGCGATGATATAATCACCACGATCTACGACTATGGTAACATACAAGAATCCATGCTAAGGCATAGATTCCTCGATCTAGCCAATGCTTGGTGGTGGGAAAGCAATCGTAGCATTCCTATCAATATTTTTCTGCGCGGCGAATGGGATATGTTCAGACCTTATCTACGCACTTTCAGCAACAAAGATCTGGAAATAGTGCATGGCCCTGTGTGCAGCCTCAATGATATCATGCGCAAAAAAACCAAGCGCAAGAGCATCACCCTGGTGCGTAAGTTACCCTAACCCAATAAGTTCATGTGCAGGGCCACCAGTCGAGCATAGGAGATGCTATGGCTTTTTTTGAAGGTATAACCTCGACTGTCATCTCCGTCCCACACAGACTCAAACACCCGGTCCCAGGGCTGATCCTGCAGGTGGGCCTTGCCCGGACGGATCACTGATATAAAAGCCGCCATCCTGGGTATGCTATCGGGTCTCATGGAGTTGAGTCGATCAACATAGTTGCCAACGTGCACCAGTTGTCTGGCCCAGTCAGAATCTTCCCATAATCTATGCCATGGTGGAGTCTGATCCAACATCTGCTGATAGTGATCCGGATCGCGGACCAACTGATACACGCTCATGTTTAAGAAGTCTAGTTTGAAATAACCACGCTGTTCTGCCTGTTCATAGTCAATGGCCGCACAATCTAACACAGGGTCATAGGGTATGTCAGTGACATACACGCCCGAATTGTGCCGCCGTGATCGACCATCATTGTGTTGCATGGCCGAGACATGTGGAATCAGATGCAGTATGCTATCGCGGTCAGCAAAGTCGATGTCAATATCTGCGCTCATTACCAACCTGCTTTCTTTAGTATTTCGCGAGCATACTCTGCATCAGCGGGATACTCTTTTATCTTACGCTGCCAAAAGTCGGCATCGATCCAGGGCCAGACCATGGCTATCTGTTCAGGATTGAGGCTACCCAAGAACTCCTGGCCGGAATCGCAGTTATACAAGATCCAAGCACTGATGCGTCCCGTGGTGATAGCGTAACACACAGCATTACTGTTGCCAAATCTCAAGTAGTCTCGATCAGGATTGCCAGTTTCTTCTGACCATGTGATGGCCTGTTCCATGGCTCGGGCCAAGGCATCACTCACGGCCTCTCGGCGCAGATAGTCCGCGAGATATTCTGAGTACATGCTGTCGCGGCACCAGTGATCTATCTTCTTGTTGTTCTTTAGCAACCATTCAGTGAAGCGATTGATGTTTATGGCCCGGATGCTCACACAGTATCGGCCATATTTGACGAATGCGCGATAGTAAGGGCTTTCGGCAAAGTCATCAAAGGTCTTTAATTTTGCGCTGCCTTGAGTGATCTCATAGAAGCGTAGATAACTCTGCAGTCCTATCTGCACACCCACTTCATCTCGTTCTTGATATCGGCGCTTGGGCTCGCAGACATGCACGGCCAGGCTGGTTTCTCGCCGGAAAGATTTTTTACAATATTGGCAAGTGTACTCGGTCAAGGTTTGTGTAGTTTGAACGCTACTGTAACACGCAGTTCAGGGCAATGTCTAGTGGGTTCCATGCCGGCATGTGGAATGGTCGAATCAAAAAATACCATGCTGTTGGGAGTAGGGTAGCGAGTGATGATGCCCTGCTCAGTGGTGAATATGGTATGGCCGCCCCACTCTGGTCGCCATTCATTGTTGGCGTAGTAGAGCAGAGTATAATATTGGCCAGGTTCCACACCTTCGGCATCTTGATGTATGCTACCAGACAGGCCATATGTCTGACCGTTGGCATACACACGATCTAGCACCCAATCGATTCCAGTATCTGATCTTATTTTTTTCAGCAGAGTGGAGTTAAACAAAGGATCGTCCTGCAGATCCATGTACCAAAATTTTATACCTTCTCCGTCATTGCTGCTTTGCTCAAACCGCCAACCCTTGCCTCGCTGGGTCTTGGTACAGACCTGTGCCCAGTGGTCATAGTCTAACCATTCATACACATTATCAATATCCATTTATTCTCCAGTTTAAGATTTTTCTAATAAATTATTTTGGTTGATATAATCAACAAGATAGGTGTTGAGATAACTGTGATCGCCGGGTCGGATGTGCCTACAGTCACGAGGATACTGTTCATCGATTGCCAACCAGGCTGCACCTTGATCAAACTGCCAAGGAATGCTTCTCCATCGCAAGCCATCTATGATGGCCGGAAACGATCTCAATAGGTCGAATTTTGATTTTGAGATATAACTATCAACTGTGTGCTCGGCTGTGTTGAAAATTACGATTCGGTGGCCTCTTTTTGTTAGGCTATCTATCATTGATATGATACTATACATGAGATCTTCCATGAGATCTTCCAAGCCCAACACTGTGCATCTGTTCCAGAAATTGCTGTATTCTTTTAATTTTTTGTCATCGAAAAAGGTATCAAATTCATATTGTCCGCTGGTTCCTCCTGCAGTGGGCACACTGATCCATTTTCCTTCAAACTCATCTCGACCCGATAAAATTGGTAGTTCAAATCGTGTCAAGAAAGAAATTCCCATTACATATAGAGTTGGTTCGTTAGAAAAACTATCTTTTAGAGTAGTACGGACTATCCGATCATTGCAACTTCCAATCCGTGCGATAGTGTCGGCCCTGGCTATACCAAGGCGGTTGGCAAGATCTAGATGGCCGCCTCCATTTGAAAAATTCCACATGTAACTACAACCGTTGATCGCTAGTCTATTCACCATGATGAGATAGATATTCCTTGATGTCTTTTTTATCTGTCACAGCGGCCAGAGCATCTATGTCAGACATTTTCATGTTAGGATACAATTCCATCAATGCCTTCTTGACTTCATTGTTGGCCGAGTCTTTTTTCTTGGGAGCGATCCACTGATGCCGTTGAGAACCCAGCCCCGGAGATACTGATGTGGCCATGAGCCATTGCAGTCGAGGATGTCGATTTACTGCAAAAAAATGTTTGTTCAATCTTTCGTTGGTGGCTATGACATAGAATTCTTGCAGTTCGCTGGGACCTTGCACACTGGATCCCCAACGGATCATGAGATAGTTAGAGAATTTCTTGCGCTCTTCGTCAGTGAGGCTGTCATAGAAATGGCGATTCTTGCGATCAAACTGCGCCATTTCATTTTGTATAGAAAGTTTATCCACGAGAGATTTTATTTAAATGCACAGCATGACGATCTAGTTTGGTTTTTAATCGGCGTAGTTCCGTCTGTAAATCCTTGATGATCGCATCTTGCGCTTTGATCTGTTCTTTGAGGTGGCGTATTTCTGCATCTATGTCTGTTTTTTTTGTTGGTTTAATACCTACTCCGCCTTTTTCATATTGTTCCATATTACCAAGCCTTGTTGTAATCTACTATCTCGCAGTTTCGAGAAATGTCCTTGACAAAGTAGATGCATTCTGGTTCACTGTCTGATCCCAAGGGCACGCACAGCATCTGTCCGTTCTTGAGTTTGGGTGCATACCAAGATACTTCATGGTATACATCTACGATTTCAATGTCAAGGAAACTGGGGCGGAATGATGTTAGCGGATTGAATTGGAAGACCTTGAATCCACGATCGTTAATTGAAGTCAGTGGCAACATCTCTAGATCGCCTAGATCTGGTTCGCCAATCAAGACCTGCCAATCCACGGGCATCCTCACGGTGTGCTCTCCCACACGCAGTACCAGAGCCGGAGCATTAAAACTCTCCAGGAAGATCAAGGGTATGTAATGATAATCAGGATTGGCTGGATCCGAGTTGTCGAGGATGGCGAATCGCATGTCGTCCACTTCTTCTGGAAGTGTGTCGAGTTCATAAGGGGCATTATCTAAGGTTAATATTCTCATACTGTTATTATAACAGATTGTAGGATGATGTCAACTCATCCACTCCAGTTTTTCGTGGGTGAATGGGTACCGTGCGTCTTTGTAATAGGCCTTGCGTTTGGTCAGGTGCCTCTTCGCAAACTTACAAGTTGATGTAATATCCCATATCTGTACGAAGTCTTTATCTTCTGCTTTACGAATTCCACGACCAATTGACTGGATAACACGCACAAAAGACTTGCCAGGCTCAACAAGCACCAGATTAAAAATACGGGGAATGTTAATGCCAACCGCAGCAACTCCATAGGTAGCGACAATGATTTTATCTGTTGCCTCCGCCACTTCGTCATAATGATCTTGCCTTTCTCCGGCCTTGGTAGCGCCTGATATGAATACTGCGTTCGGTAATCTATTTACCAACTCCTGGCCCGGTGCGATACGGTCCACCAAAACCAGGGTATTACCAGTTTTGTTGACTTCTGCTATGAGCGTGGCCATGGTATCTAGCCGCCCAGATTCTTCCAAGAGATATTTTAATTCACTTTGGTAGTTTGAGTATTCCACATGATCAACCAACTGCACGATGTTTACATGGCATTGCGCCAGTACGCCTCTATCCTGCAATTCAGCAGCGGCTAATCTTGATACCACCGGTCCCAGACTCACATGTATGGCCTGGAACTCAAAGTCTTCTTTGGGCACTGTGCCTGTGAGACCCCAGCGGATTGGCACTTCTGACATCACCCCAGTGAGCAAGGTTTTCAGTGCGTCGGCTTTAGCCATGTGTACTTCGTCCACGATCACACACACCACATCCTCTAAGAATTCACTAATGGTGATGTCTGCTGATTGGTTCTTGGTATTTTTGAGCAAGACATTGAGACTCTGCCAGGTACAGATAGTGTGCTGACGGCCAAATTCTTTTCTATCACCAAAGAACACACCGGTGTCTAGACCGAGATTGATATAGTCTTTTTCAGTCTGTGTGACCAGGCTCTTGTTGGGCACTATTACTATGCTTCGACCATAGGGTGTGACAGCATGGCTCAAGGCTGCAGTCATCACAGTTTTACCAGCACCTGTGGCCACTTCTTGTATGCACTGGGGGTTGGCCAGGAAGTTGTTGATGATCTCAATCTGATAATCACGCAAAGTCACAGATTCACCAGCCTGGGGGTGTCCTTTGGGCCAAGTGTATTCAGCAAAAGTATTTTCTTCAACGGGGGTAAACTCGAAAGTAGTACGGTACTCTCGCTGATCATCTAGTTCTACATCATAATCGTATTCTTCTAGGACGGGCAAGATCTCAGGCAGTAGGTTCACATAAGTGCTACCACCCAGTTGGAAGAATGATACTTTGCCGTCCCAGCGTCCCAATCTCACTGCCGGAAGATAACGAGCATACGGAACATCATATTTGAATTTATTAACCAGAGTGCGCCGAGCATCGAGTTCAAGCCCTTCGATTTTAACATTGACTTCGTCACGGATTATTAGTTTCGCAGTGCGCATCTCTTTTATTGTAACAGGTTTTTGGATCTATGTCTATAGGATGATGCGAAGTGGCCGAGATTTTTGATCTAGATTTTTTTCTAAATTTTTCCAATCTTCTAGTTTACCGATCACTAACACCTTAGACGCATCTTGTTGAGACCAGCTAGGAATGCGCCAATGAGAGCACCAGTCCCGCTCAAATTTACTCCACCAATCTTGGAACGATTTATCTTCGCCTGGATAACAATCTGTATCTTCCAGGCAAACATGGATCTTGGGACGAATCGTCAGCCAGGGTTTGACCAATTGGCAAAGTCTAGATATATCATTGGGTTCTTGATCCTGCCAATATCTGCGAGGAGTTTTTCCTAATTCATCCCAGGCCAGGTAGACATCGCCGGCTTGCAAAATGGTTTTGCCATGATCCAACCATTCCATCTGGAATGGTTTATTTAACGGCCCAGAAAAGTGCCTATAGTTAAGTTCGAGAATATGCTTTTGAGATCCGGCATGAGATTCTATTAGATGTATGTGTTCATGATAGTCCGTCCAGATTTGTTGTCCATCGTAACTAGTTTCAAATATCCGATGCAGCTCATTGAGATAGTCTTGTTTCAATATACGATCTCTATCCACAGATATTTTTAAAATTTTCGCGTAGGCCACTAACGCATCAACTACATCAGACTTTGATCTTTCTGTATTGTAACCGTTATAGTCCCAAGGACGCCAAGGAAGATCTACATGTCTGAGATGATGCAACCATCTTTGTACCAATTGATCAACTGGGGAATCAATAAGATTGATATCAAACTTTAAGTCGTTGTCTAGTATCAATTTCATGATAATTTATTTAGCGATCAAAAAAACAGGTGCCGTTTTCGGGGCACCTGTGTCAAACGGATCGCCTAGGAGCTAGACTTGGGTGGCGATCCGGGTAAGACTAACCGTGCTTCATACAAGTGCTCTCAGCCAGGGCTTGCCAATTGTCTCCGATCTTGGTGAGATCAGCCAACTTCAAAGCCATACGCAAAGAAATCTCGCGTAGTTTGGCATGATTGTCTTGCATGAACTGCACGATTTGTTCGCCCTGCTCGGGTGTGAAATCGTAGTCCTGGAACAGATCACCTTTACGGAAGATCTGACGGATACGCAAGATCTTGTCGCGAGTGGTATCCAGGGTGAGGTCCAGGAAGTGGCACCGGCTCTGCAGGGCCTCTAGGTGGTCTTGCAGTTTCTTGCTCTTAAGGTGATCGAACTTTAGATTGGTGATAAAGATCACCGAACCTTTGAAGTCGAACTGGTCTGGCACGCCTTCACGACGCAACATCGATGAGTCAGCGTTCCAGTGGATGCGACGCTTCTTACCCGAATCTAGAGCGGCCTTGAGGATGTTCAGGGCCACATCGTCCAACAGGATCGAGTCACAGTCATCGAACACCAAGACATTTCGTGGATCGGAATTCTTGTAGAGTGTGCAGTACAGGCCGATAGGAGTCATGGCACCCTTGATCACTTGGTACTTGATCTTCTTGCCAGAAATCTGATCAAACATACCAGCCTTCTCAAGCTGATACTCTACGCCGTAGGACTTGCCGACTCCTGGAGGACCCACAACGATCATGGCACGGATGTCGCCAGCGATGGCGGCCTTGGTCATGTCGTCAAGTATGGAGAAGCGTTTCTCAATACGGTCCATGACCTGCTCGTCGGTCTCTTCGGGCTTCACGAACTCTACAATCTTGTCTTGTTTAGACACTGGACGGGCTCCTGTGATTTCGATGTCTTCGATTGAGTCCACACGGATGCGGATCTGTTCCGGCATGCCTGGAAATATACCACTATTGGCTACCACTACATTGCCGCCTTTGGCGTCAGTCTGAAAGTCACGCAATAGCGTGAAACGCAGGCCCGATACATCTTGCTTACGATATTCACCGTTGCGGATTAGTACTTGTGTCATTGTCTATGCTCCTATAGCGTTATTATTCTATTATTATACGAAAATGGGTATTTCTGGTCAACCACCGCTAAAACGCTAGGTTAGTAGGCACTTACCTAGTTGTTATTAAAGGATTCTTTAATAGATTGACTACTTATTAAAGCATTCTTTAACAGATCCATAGACCCGGACTTAGGTTTTAAGCCCAATTGGGCTACCCTGGATCGCTGCCGGGGGCGGAGTGTGTTCTTCAGCATAACTCTTAATATAGACGAAAAAGATTTTGTGGTCAACCATGGACTGCGCTTCATTGCCAGTGCTGGGAGATTGCTTTTTCCTGTACTTCGTGCGGTTTTGGATTTCCGTGGAAAACAATCACCGAAGAGCCCGCAGGTATATTTGCACCCGAGCCAGGACTACGATGCGAGCGAGTGTGATTGCTCCATCCACCATCTTTTATCTGCCATCGGTAACTTAAGACCCTGTGAGGATCTAAGAATCCAATTTGCTCTCGGGGTAGAACTGAATTGAGATAATCCTGGTCTCCAGCAAATCGTTTGATAGTGGCCGATCTATCTTGCCGGGTCCATCCATCCCAGATCCAATGGAATTTGGTTGGTTCCCAATACATGATGCTGGAATTGATTTCTTGGCGATCCTGGCGCCAGAGATATCTAAAATCTTTGACTGCCCAAAACTTGTCTAACGATAAATCTAAGATCCAATTTATATCGTCAACGATAACGATATCTAGATCAAAAAACAGCATTGGTCCTGTGACGGCAAATTTAGGGTTGAACATCTGCATCTTGTACCACCAAGATTTTCTGGGTCCGGACACTCCTGCCCACTCAGTGAGATCGTGTTTGATATAAATGTCTGGGACCCGTCGGCTGGGTTCAGTCCATACATGCAATCTCACTTCTCCCGAGATATACCGTGTCAACATGCGATAAAGATTATCTACATACTGCCAATCATACTTGTCCCCATGGATCACGCAGGCGCAGTTGATCACACGATCGCTCATAATTTTGTATCTAGCCTTTGCAACCACAGTCCTTGTTCTAGTTCTTGCACGGTGTATTCAGTGTGAGAAATTTCTAGTAACCATCGATCATGATCTCGATGGGCGGAATTTTCCAGTTCATCCATACTTATAGATACTGGCCATGCCAGG